CCAATCATGAACGTATGGTCAAAGACCTCGTCCGCAGCGGCAGGCATTTCGAGGTCGAGCATAACCGGCTGGTCCTGCTCGATGTTAAGGCGACCATCGCCAAGGGCAATCAGCGGGATGTCGAAGAACATGCCCTTGTTGTCCTTGACCAGAACGCCGTGCATGGTCACGTCGCTGTTGTTGCGAACGGCTTGCACCGCAGTCACGTTGGAGAAGTAGGCCGAGGCCGACCCTTCCACGATGAACTGACCGGCGGTCATGTCGAAGGCACCCAGAACCGAGATAGCCTTATTCGGGCTCACGTTGTTGTTGATGGAGAACGTGACTTCCGAAAGGAAGGCGTACAGAGCCGACGGGTTGGCACCGGCTGTGCGGTCGAGGATGTGCATTTTCAGCATCACGAAGTCGTTGGACGTGTTGTAGGCGTCCTCGGCTACGATGCTTGGGCGCGTACCGGCCTTTACACCGGTGACGCCTGTGCGCTGCTCGTGGTCCGTGGCAACGAAGTCGAGTGTGCAGAGAGCCTTGTCGGCTGTGCTGAACTGGAACTCGGCCATGTTGGGAACAGCACCTACCAGATACTCAGACTGAATCTGCGAGGGAGATGCGTCGTCGGAAGCGCCGAGGGTGCGCTCCAACTGGAACGTGCGTCGGACCTGCAATGTCTGGTCAACTTCGTTCTTGAGGATGCGACCGAACCAGATGCGGATTGTGTCGGCAGCGTTGGCCTCCGTCACCATCGTGTTCTGGGTCTTGTCAAATGTCAAGACGTTGGCAGCGACGGAATAGATGCGAGCCCAGCCATTGTTCGCGGCTGTGTCGAAACTCGTACCGGCTGTGTCACCACCAATGTAAATCCACTCGCCGGGGATGAGCCCGAGGGTTGTGAAGTCCAGTGTGGTGGAGGTCATTGTCGGAAGGGCAGGAGCGCCCGAGTTCACGATGTCGAGGTCACCCGCAGCGCCCTGATGGCCGACTACCGTAATCTTGGCATCAGCAGGCGGCCCGGCCTCAGCAGTCAGGCTGCCATCAGCAACTTCGACTGAAGTGTCGGCAACGATAGCAGTGACAAGATTGAGGCCATTGTTGTCCGCAGTGGTAAAGCCCGTCGCGTAAATAAGTGAACCGGCAAGGAAGCCCGCAGTCGATGCGACTTCATATTCGTCGGGGTTCGCGCCGTCAACGTCAACAGCGGTAACAAGCTGCTCACCCTTCCGGCGGAAGTCGGCGAAGAAGAAGCCCTGCAACATGTCCTGCAAGCCAGCCTGCAAGAGGTCGGATTCAAACCCACCGGCGGCATCGAGGTCGGTAATGACGCCCTTCTTGCGCTGACGGCCAGCGTTGATGGGGTTCCGGGCTACCAGTGCATACTGGCCACCGAAGTCATTGTAGGAGTTCGGTTCCAGAGGATACCAAACCGCCGAGCCATCGGCTACACCAATACTGGTCTCGCGCGAATAGCGAAGGCCTGTGGCATTTGAGTCAATCTTCTGAACAGCGGTCATGTGGGTCTCCTGTGGTTAAGCCAATTCATCATAGTCAAATTCTACCGTGACGTTGGTTTGGAGCCATGAGCCATCTTGACCCACGCTGACAACCCGCGCATGGCGGAACGTAATTGCGTCTGCTCCCGTATTTACACCACGGAAGGCCCCCTTGACAACCCCCGCAATTGCGTCGGCGTCAACCTCCCCGTTTCCGAAGGGAGTAAATATCTGAATCATGACCATACCGTATACACGGTAGCGCCGGAGACCGGTGCCGCCAATCGAGCGCTGCTGCTCGTCGGTCATGTCCACAAAGACGCGGATGTGCTTATCGGTCGGCTTGCCCTCCTGAGAGTCCGGGTAGATAATGTTGAGCGCCGCATAGGCAGAGCCCTCCACGGCGGACTTCAGCACCGCGTAGATTGCGTCCTTGGCTACTGTCTGATTTGCTACAGGCATGTCCGTTACCTCTTCAAATCAAATTCGTAGTGGATGGTGACATCGCCGGGGCCGACGCGATGCGCTTTGATAACCTTGTAGGTGACGCCGCCGTCAACGATGGAGTCGATGTCCGTCAAATCCTGCGGGCTGGAGAGCGAGTCGTGTGCAATCAGGGCCTTCTCGAAACCACGGCTCACAAGCTGGCCGTCCTCGTTTTTCTCCACAGCCGGGTAAACCACGGCCTTCGGAGATGCCACTGTTGTATTGCCTGTACCGGATGGGCCGCGCCAAGGTTTCGCGCTGTCAGCAGGCGTCCGCACCTTACGAACAAGAGTGACCGTCCGGCCATTCAGTTCTATGAGGCGCTTTGCCGTTGCAGCGAGCTTGACGTAGTTGGCCATTATCCCCTCGAAAGCGTTATGTTGAATCCGGTCTTGATTATTGTCTTCAGCCACTCATCAGCTACCGGGTACTCCGGCATGTTAACGATGGATGTCATTGTCGATGACTGACCGGCGGCGCGATTGTTCAGCACCAGTCTCCACTGTTCCTGATTGTACCACTTCTCTTCTTCGATGGGGCCGACAACCTGACGCTCACGCTGGAGCAGGCCACCCTGCGCAACCGTGGTCTCGCCGGTGATAGGGTTGACTGAGTTGAAGGACGGGGCCGGGAGCGGGAGCAGGTCGCCCACGTAAATGGCTAGCAGGGCGTATTCCACTACGGCGCGCTTGAGGGCCTTCGGAATTTCGTCTGACTGAATGTAGTTGTCGTGGTTGTCCCACGCATCCGAGCGCGGCCACTGAAGCTCTTGCGCGTTGTCGTTCTGGTTCCGCTTGTGTCCAACGAAGCGGTCGCCGAAGCGCTTGTCCACATAGTCGGTGGCCTTCACGATAGCGGCCTGCACTTTAGAGTCGTGGAAGTTTCCCGAGTTGACAGCGGCCTCAGTCAGCCCGCGCGTCTCATGCCAGTCACGAAAGAAGGCTACGTCAATATAGGCGTTCGCGTCTGCAACGATGGCACCTGTCTCAACTGTGAATGGCATGGTCGGGTCTCCTCATGAATGTCTCTAGGCCACCATAGCGAAAGAGGGCCGCCGAAGCAACCCTCTTACTTAGTCGTACTTGAGGCACGGGATAGTTAGATGTTAGCGGCCATCTCCGCCAAGGCCTTGGCTCGGTTGTAGCCGGGCATTGCCGTCTCGATGTCCTTGCGGGATACTTCGATGACGCCGGAGAGTTCGGCGACTATCGCTACCAGCGGCAGGCCGTCTTCACTCCAGTGAGCGGACTCATCCGGGTTGAGCAGCTTGATAGCGTCGATTACCTTGAGCGTCTTGGGGTCTTGTGATTGGCTGGCCAAACGTCCTGCCTCTTCTCCACTCCCATTGGCTTCACTCCCGGCGGCAGGGACCTCAACTCCAGTTGCTCCCGACCCGCTGGCTTCCCCGGAGGCGGGCTTGTCGGTTTCCAGTCCGCTCTCTGCACCCCGTCCTTGTCCTGATAAAATCGCACTTGGCCCATTGGCAAACTCCTTATCTCGTTTCTGTGCAGCCTCCAGTTCCTTGGAACCGGCAGGGTAGGCATTGAAGCTGGCCAGCACGTTGATGAGGCCTGCCATCTTGTCGATTGGGCCCGGCCACTCGCCGATGCCGTTGACGAACTTAACGTGGCTGAATTTTTCGGTCTTGCCGGTATTGGCACCCGTTAAAATGAACTTCATTGTCATGTCTCCTTTTCACTGTTTTTGAGAACTACTTGCGTTCCGGTATACCAGCAAAAGAAAAGGGGCGCAACCCGAAAGTTACGCCCCTTGGTACTGGTCTTGAAAGTCTTAGCGCTTGACCTTGCAGGCCGCGTAGAAGGCAGGCAGGGCAGCAACCAGCGTGGATGTGCGGGCAATGCCAGCAGCACCAGCGGCGGTAACAGCGCCGAAGAAGCCGGACACACCAGCGGAGCCGTCGCCAGCAATCAGGGTGTTCGTGCCGGTCAGCGACGCCGGGGGCGTCATCTTAACAGCAATGACCCAGTCGCCCATACCGTCCGTGGTCTCGACAATTGTCAGGACATTGGTGCCGGTGTCATAGGCAGCGCCAGCCACACCAGCGGTAACCAGAGCAGCAGCAAGGCCGGTGCCGATGGTGTCGATGGTCGCCGAGTTTGCGCCGGTGAACGAAGCCTCGATAACGTCAAACGGCGTTACCGGGTCAGACAGAACGACGGAAGCCGTCCAGCCTTCAAGTTCGGTATTAACAACCAGAGCCGTGGCCGTAGCGTCGGCCCAAGCAGCCGCCGGAACGTCGAGAGCCATTGCAACGGAGGCCATGGACTTAGCCTGT